CATGTACTAGCTACAAAGGCTGGAAAACATTTTAAAAGATCTAACAAGCATCTTTATAAATTTCCAAAAGATCAAAAGTTGACAGTTCATCTTTTTGATATATCAAAAGCCCAAGGCTGGTCTATGAGTACCGGCGACATTGTTACTTGCTTAGAAACCAAGGAAGAATGTCCATATATTGAAAAAATATATGTGGTTGTCTAACTAATCTATCGCCCTCTTCGGAGGGCATTACATCTTACATTTTAAACTTTATTATGGAATTTAATTTTAATGACGGCGGTAGAGCCAAGGCTGGTTACAAAGGACGCACAGGAGATTGTGTTACCAGAGCCGTAGCAATCGCAGCAGAGTTACCATACAAGCAAGTCTATGATCGACTTGCAGAAGGTAACGCTACTCAAAGAGTTACTAAGCGTATTAAAAAATCTAGAGCAAGAGCTAGAACAGCCAGCAAAGGTATTAACACTACTCGCAAGTGGTTTAAAGACTACATGAAGTCATTAGGCTTCAAATGGGTTTCTACTATGGGTATCGGGACAGGATGCAAGGTACATCTAAAATCAGATGAGTTACCAAAAGGCAGAGTTATCGCAAGAGTTACTCGCCATTACTGTGCAGTTATAGATGGCGTTATAAACGACACCTATGACCCTAGTAGAGGTGAAACCAGATGTGTTTATGGTTACTGGATAAAACAGTAATGTTACAGCCCCCCATGCAGGGGGCTTTTTTTTGTGTTAATGTGTTTGCGTGTGTAGGAGCTTGTATGTGACTAGTGGAAACTAGGCAACACTAGGCATCTGCAAGAACTAAGACCTCTAGCAATAGAGGTCTTTTTTTATCTTCTTGGTTTTATCTCTGCAACAGCAAGTTCTACTTCTTTTAACCTATGAAATACCTCTTTCATGTCGTCATGCATATCATCAATTTTTGTAGTTAACAATTCTATAGCTGTTGTATTTCGCACGAGATCATCACGCGATTGTCTACCACGATATGAAACCGATCCTACAGATACAAAACAAGCTGTCATCATAGCTCCTCCAACTGCTGCTATCACTTCAACCATTCTTAACCTTTTGTGTCTATAGTTATAGTATATATCATCTCACTCATATGGAAGATCAAGAAGAAAAAGAAGGTAATGGTCTAATTGCCAATGTGGTACAGATGATTATTCTTTTTTGGAGTTTAGGGGTAATTTCTTGGTCATACTTTAACCCCAACCCTACCAGGCAAATTGATACAACTTTCGCCGCCGGACTTTTGTCGGCGGTGACAGCCCAGTACGGTTTGAATATTAAAAAGAACAGTGATAACAAGAAAAAGAGCAGTATTGGCAATGCTCCTAATATTGTGGATAATAAGAGTAATAAAACTGTAACAAAATGAAAAGACTTCTACCGTTCTTATTTCTTGTATCAGCACCAGCCTATGCTGATATAACATCACAAATTAGTTCTAGCGTAAAGCTAGAAGTTGCTGCCGCTGGAACTACTGCTGATCGAATTGGCAACTCATATTCTGTTTCTGGAACAGGAGTAACAACAACAGATGGTACAACTGCTGGAAGTTTAGGTGGGCTAGGTACAGTCACTAATGGCGTAAATGCTTATACACCAATCACAGCCAGCCAGCTTACAGATGGCGAGAGCTTCACATACACAGTTTCACACACAACCGGAGATACGATTGCAACATCTCTTACTGTTGGTGAGGTAAGTCCTTTTGGAGACTTAACAAGTACAACCGGAGGTACTGTAGGAGATTTAGATGGTACTATTGACAATCATGTGATTGGAATAACTGCTGGAGGGGCTGGTACTACAGCAACGGCTTCTTATGTAACTTCTGTTACCGTGGATTGAAAATGAGTTATGCGGAAGCTTTTATTATTAGTTTTTATATATGCTTTACCAGCTAACGCAAATATTGTACCAAATTTCACAACCGGTACAATGTCTTCAACTACTAATACCCAGACTACTATTACAGAATCGGTCACTAGTAAAGATTATAAAACTGGATATGAGTATACAGTCACAGGTACAGGTATTACTGCATCAGGAGAAATATCCCCAGACGCAGTTAGCGTTACAGGAACAGTAGGAGGACAAACATATACATGGAAAGGAGCAGACATGACAACAAAACCAGATTGGAATCTTACAAATCCAACATCAGGAGATGCCTTTCAATTTACAGAAACGTATTCTGCGCCAGGCCTTCAGAACGTCACAACTATAAATCGCACCATAGAAACGGAATCCGTAGTTACTTCTACCTCTGTCTTTCAATAGCTTTCTTGCCAGCAAGTGCTTTAGCTAATGCTGTTAGTCAATCAAATTCTGGAAGTGTAACTAATCAAAATTGGAATGTTAATAATAACGGAGCATTTGTTACCAATCAGTACGGAGGCGGTGTTGTATGTCAAGGTGCGATGATGACTATAACTCCATTTACTACTTTTAATACTAACTATCGAAAACCATATCGAGACTATTATAAAACACCTGTTTATGACGAGACAGATATCGTTGGTGACTTTGATGATGAGGGCAACCCTATAGGAGATGGTACGCCAGACAACCCCGGTGATATTTTGTTCTATCAACAAAATTACTCTGGTACTAACAAAGATAGTTTTGCACTTGGAACAGGAATTACACTGAATTTTAGTGTGCCATTAGATCGTCAATACACAAGAAAGTGTAAGGAGGCAGCCCAAGTACAAAATGATATTAATAAACAAAAGCTTAAGAATCTCGAACTTGATTGGCATATGGCACGTTTGCGTCATTGCGGAGAAAAGAAAATTGCCGGGATAAGATTTAAAAAAGACAGCCCATATTACGACTTATGCTCAGATATTGAGATAGTTCCTAAAGCTAATCAAGTTTTGCCTCATACACACAAAATTGACGTAAAACAATAAAAAATGCCCTTTCAGAATCGCCTGTAAGGTGCTTGTAAAAATGTCTGCTTATGTTTATACCTTCGGTTTTTCGTCTTTTTTCTTCTTTGTCAGTTTTGTCATAACTTGCTTAACTATTGGTTTTACTAGCTGTAAAACAAGCGGTGCAGAAGCACCGACCAAAGCAAGACTAAAAACACCAACAAATTGATTAGCAGAAGGGATGTATTGATCTTTGAACGGTACGTCTTCATAAAGAGTAATGCACTCTGTCCCATCTAAACGATGTCCTACTACGATTTCCAGCTTCTTTGCATTTCTGTAATCTCCTTTGCGCTGGTCTTTTGGGCCAGGACACTCTGGTATAACTATCTTTTTCTTTTCTTTTGGTAGTTCTGGAGTAGTTGTAGGTGCTTCTATTGTTTCATCTGTCTGTGATCTTTTTTCTTCTTCCTTTGACTCAACAATATTTATTCTTCTTCTGTCATATAACATAGGTTGAAAAGTTGGCATTGATCCATAAGGACAAGAAATTATTGTTCCTGTAGGATCATCATTATATAAAGCAGTGTTTTTAGGAGAAGCATCTCTGTGATACCTTACGCAACCCGGTAATTTTATAGATGGTAAAGGTACATTTAGTACTTGATATGGAGTATGTAATGGTATATCTATTTTTATTTCTGGTATAGATATATTAGGTATCTCCATCTTCTACATCTCCTATAGAAATAGACCAGCCATCTTCTCCAAAAGTACCTTTTTCTATGATCTTGGGCTTTTTTACTTTTTTATCTAATTCTTCGTGATACTTTTTTATATCGTTATCCAGTTCTAAATTAAATTTTTGCATACGCAGCCAGTGAACTAGCTTATCTATATAGTATTTAATTAACTTTTTAAAAAATCCAAATATCATTAATCAAATTTTGTCATTTGTTCTTCAATATACTCTTTATTTCTTTGCTCAATGTAATCCCAAAACCATTTATTTGGATCATTAACATCTACTACAGGTCTAGGTTTTAATTTTCTTATCTGCTTTTCTAATTCATCAGCAACAATCCAATCCATGTGTTTCATAACTTGTTCTACTAACTGATTTTCAAAAGCTGGACTTTTCATATACAAAAAAACCATAAAGCCTGATCCAAATGTAACTCCTGATGTTATTAATGCTAAAACAGCTATGAAACGAGTCTTTATACGATTAGAAGTGCGTTGTATATTAGTCATTAATCGTAAGCATTTCTTGGTAAATACACCTCTACTAAAGAATGACATTTAGGACAAGATAAATTTGTTATCATGCTGTATTCACCAGACCTTAATGGATAATCGTCACCATCTAAACTATGATCGCCACCCCATATCAATTCTGACTTACAATGCCAACAATTCATTTTTTAAATGGAATAGGTAATGATTTACCTGTTGTACTTGGTAAAGCGTTTTCTAAAACATCAGGCATAAGTCCTTGCACATTTTCAAGTACTTGATTCATCATCTTTGCCTTAAATTGTTCTGAGGTTACATATTTATATGTAAAAAAACCACCGCCTAATATTCCTAAAACTAAGATCGTAGTTACGATAGTTAAAGCATCTAAAACTTTACGCATGATTAAAGAAGCATTAATAAAGGCTTTAGCACCTATTTCTTTGATGGTGCTTTTTCTGATCCTTGGTTTAGCTCCACTGTATCTGTTGGCTGGTCTGCTGACTCGATCTTTTTCAACAACATCTCCTGTGCCTGTATCCCGCCCTCAATCATTGAAATAAATTTATTTTCTTGTTCTACAACAGTTTTTGCTTGTTCTAATCTTTCTTTATGAGCTTTTAACTCTTCTTTCCATTCAAGGATTTGTTTTTCAATAATAGCTTTCATGATTTAACTTTTATTATTAATTATATATTACCCTGCAAATACAGAACAGAAAACACTATGAAAATCTCTTAAGTTATTACCAGAACCATCTTGAAAACTACCACAAGTTAATTGAAACGAACCAGTTGAAAGAGAACCCTCAACAACTTTACATACGTTGGAATTACCAGTGTTAGAGAATCCAGTTGATACACAATAACTAGAATTAGGCATACTACTACTAAAATTAACTGTATATTGACCTGTTCCATTGTCACCTATACTACTTACATTAACATCATCACGAATTGAAGTGTTATCACCTGAGAAGTTTACATATGCTTGAGCAGCCCTATTACTGCCTGATGTAATATATCCAGCCCCATTTGATAACTGGTTATTATTTGTAGGAATTGTAGGTTTATTTGATAAGGAATTATAATTCTGACCACTTACACTGGTTATATAACCAGCACCGTTTGATAATTGATTATTATTTGTAGGAATTGTCGGTTTATTAGACAAAGAATTATAATTTTGACCACTGACGCTAGTTATATAGCCAGCACCATTTGTTAGCTGATTATTATTAGTAACATTAGTTGCCCCAGACGCAATCCCATCAAGTTTTGAACCATCAGAAGCTACATCTCTGCCATCTACTGTGCCTGATACGGAAATACTTCCATTTACCGTAATTCCAGATGAAGTTGTCTCAAATTTTTCTGTTCCACCATTATGGAAAAGTTTTACTCCACCCCCACCAAAAAATTGAGCCATATTTTCATGACCAGAATCACCACCAGTAACAGCCCTTAAATTTAAAGCGTGTGTACCACCAGAAGTACCAACTTGTGAATCAATATATCTTGAAGTGTCTGAACTACCTAAAAAATTTAATTCTGCTGAAATAGTTAAATTGCCAACAAGATTATCAGAAGTATCTGACCTTAAAAACTGACTTGAATCAAGACCATCTAAAGTTGCTGCGTTCACACTTGTTATGTTTGATCCATCGCCATATAAAGTGTCAGCATAAACATTTGCCCATCTAGTTGAGGAAGTACCTAAATCGTGTGTACTATCACTGCTTGGTTTAATTCTTTTATATGCTTCAATTTCTCCTGTATCTAAATTCATTATTTCTTGATTATTAGCCCAAAACTCTAATTGACCATCACCATTTTGTGCTACACCTGTATCTGTATCTCCTAAGGCTAAGAAAGCATTTCTCGAATTAGGAGTACCGCCAGTTGATGTATTTAATCCAATTCTTTGTGGTAATGTTCCAAGTCTTGCTGCATCAAGTGTTCCAGCATTTATATTAGATGCGTTTCTATAGTAAGAACCATGTTGTCCGTCTAATAAATCTGCATCTAAGCCACTGCCAGCACCATCATTGCCAGCGTGCCAAATTTTATTTCCATCTATTTGTAATTCTGTATTGCTTATAGCAGTTAATCTTGGAGTGTAATCATCTCCACTATCATTATCAGCCGTATGGAAATCAATATATTTTCCAACCTCCATAACACCATCTGTTTTTATTACAGGAATTACTCCCCAGTTATTGTTGTTAGATTGTGTTTGAAATCCATCTAAAGTATCAGCATCTAATCCAGTTCCAGCACCATCATTTCCAGAGTGCCAAAACGTACCTAAAACTGTGCCAGAATTATTTTCAACTTGTAATGGTGTATTAGCATCATGCAGCCTAATCATCAAACCAGTGCCAGACTTTTTATAAAAACGACCTCCTCCAAAAGTAAATAGTCCGTCATCATCACTAGATAATGTAAGACTTCCAGTTGAAGTCATTTCTCCTGTACAATCAATCCCTGCTCCTACGTCTAAATTGCCTCCTATATCTATCGTTCC